TTTATCAACATCAATAGTCATAGCTGTAGGCTGTACATATGTCATAGCGTCACCAATTCTAGTTTGTGGTGAAGCGTTTACAGGGTTTACACTACCAATAGCATTACTAAATGATCCTAACATATTCTTATTGTATAATACTTTAGGTATAGCCAACATTAAAGCATGTTTGTGTCTTGCTGCTTGTTGTAAGTTAACTACACGTTGATTCTCTAGGTATCGAGTCATTTCAGCTTCACCATAGATAAATCTTTTTCTAGGCTTATATGTGAATACTGCAATAGGGTATCTAGTTAATTCAGTATCTTTCCAATCTTCAATAATAATTGTTTTAGTAGTCATAGAAGAATGAATAACACCATCAATCTTTTTAAAGTTTACCACTAAAGTAGCTAAATCATCTTTATCATTAGTGCTGTCTTGTTCTGTATCTGTTTTCTCAAAAGCTGCGTAAGTACGTTCTTCTTCGTCAGATGTGATCATTCTTATTTCATCTTCTGATACACCTTTTTGCTTTGCTAGTTCTTTTAATTCAGTTACAGTCATTCTAATAGTTAACTTGTTCCAAGGTTGTTTCTGTACATCTACTTCAGCAGGATTAGCGACATATAAATCAACCATATCAACTAATTGACCGTTAATATCTCCAATAGATACAAAACTATTACCGCTTTTAATTGAATCATCCCAGTACCAGTAACTTACTCCAATACCTTGAATAGCACCATCTAATACAACTTGCTCGTTCTTAGCGTCCATTTTTAACCGTTCCCAGTTCTTTTTATCAGCTAAGTTAAATGCTTTTACTGCTTCTTGAATTTCTTCGTTATCCTCGTCCATATCATCTACTGCACGTTGAATAGTTAACTCATTCGCTAATATAGATGCAACCTTAACATCTGTTGTCTGTCCGATAAAGTTGTACGTAGTTCTTCTAAGGTTCTTAGCTTCGATACCTTTCCACTGGTCACCGATGTACTGTTCTTCGTTTATACGTGGTATTTCGTACAGTGAGTTAGCAGTTTTAAAGTTACGTGCATCTTGTAAGAACTTCCATTCCTTTACTGGATCTACTTTCTTTTTTTCATCTTTGTAGTCTTGCACTAGAAGTCACCCCCTTGTTCCATCTCTTCTTGGATTTGTTCAGCTAATTTAATTGATGTTTCTTTATCCATTACTTTGTGATAGTTAATAGATATAATACCTTTACCTATCGAATAACCGATAAATGTACCTAATCCAACTAAACATAATACATTAATTGCTAATATTGCGTATAATAACATGATACCTCCTTAATATAAATCTCCACACATTGTATTGTTATCTTCTACTGGTTTGTTAAAGAATAAATCTTCAGTCTTTGCATTTGGTATACTCTTAATAGGTACAGCGTTATGAACAGAACAAAAGTATCTTAATGCATCTGGACTATGAGTTAAGTCATGGTAATTTGATACAGTTGCATCTATTTCACTTGATAGCGTTGCGTATCTATTAGGGTTATTCTTGTCTGTAAGCACTTCTTTTATAGTTCTTATAAGTTCTGTACAATTACTAAATATTTTTAATCTAGTATCTTTCTTTATAGTTCCGTCCTCTTGCATACGGTCAAATACTTTTAACCATTCTTTCATAGCCAAACAACCTATATCTCTTTTATTGTTAGTTTCAGATAGATTCCAACCAGCTTTATTAAATAGATCCCAAGTAGTCTCACCGTTAGACTGTTGCCTCTTCATCAAATCGGGTGGACCGTAGTTAAGTTGCAAGTTATCACCATTAGTCATATCTAACATTCTTTTAGCTGCTTTACTTATTATTAGATTCTTTTCGCATGTTTCTCTAGTTACATAAGCATTACCTTGAAAATCTAAAGCTATTCTGTAACCAGCCAACATATCAAGTCCATAATCTATAGTAGTGTATAAATACCAACTTTCTGGAATAATAAAAGGTTCTATTACATGTATTTCATCGTCAAACTCTTTAAAGAATGCACCACTAGGTCTAATAAATCTAGCTTCACCTAGTTGTTTATACTTATTAGGATCACTTGTCTTATACACTTCTATTGCTGCTCTTTGTTGAGATGTTAAATGAGGGTTGTCAAAGTGTGTTGATAGTATAACTAATATCTTAATTGTACTTACCTTTAATTTCCCGTCTATTTCATATTCTGTATTGATATTCTTTTCAAACACTTTAGGTCTAGGTTTACCATTCTTTTCTCTCTTAGGGAAATACTCCAGCACTCTGTCTGGTGTGGTCTGTATAAGTTCTTTATTAACAAAACACGACTCGTTCACTGGATTTAAAAGTATATCTAAACGTCTATCATCTTCAACCTTACCTCTTAATTGTTGTACAAGTGCAAGGAAATCATCAAACGTCATCCATTCGCCCTCTTCAACAACTATTTTAGTTACCTGGTCAATGTTCTTAACATCTTTCTTCTGCTGATTTGTTTTATATCCTCTAAATAATACCGAGTTACCGTTTATATTATTGGTTATCTTTGTAGAAGAGGTTGTAATATTGTAAGCTGGTGTATGTTCGAACTGTTCTATCTTATCTACCAACCCTGCATAGTAACCATCTGAACCACCTTTGTCTAAATCTTGTATGATTAATAGCTTATAGTTTTCTTTACTTGCTAGATTAGCAGCTTCTTCTATTTGGCTATTGTATGATTTGCCACTATAACGACCACCAACTTCTATTACTGCATCATAATTAGCACCGAATACATAGTCAAAATATAATGGGGTTACTTTGATTTCTTTTTCCATCTAATCACCTTGTCTCTCGCCTGTGGGCGTATGGCACTAAACCATTGCAATTGCTACTTTGTTATTTTTATAATTGGCATCTTAATTTCACCAGAATGTTCAGTCTCTGTCTTATCTCTCCATTTATCTGGTTGTCTATTCTTCAACCAAAATATAGCTGCTGTTGTATCGGGTGCGTAATGCTTTGTGTATTCAACACTATCCGTTATTTGTCCTTCGTGTGTAGCAAATTTAGTATCAGAGTGACTATAACCAATAGCTTTTTCGTATAATGATCTTTCAACCTCTTCATCAGCTTTTATCTTCCATTCTTTTAAGGACTCAAAAAACTGTGGGTGTGCTATCTTCCAATTATTAATAGTTTGTTCTGTAACACCTATCACATCAGCCATCTGTGCATCTGTAAAACCCTTAGCAGCTAATTTTAATAGTATGTCTTTCATATCTTCAAATTTACTTGGTCTTCCTCCTGCCATAACTCTCACCTCCTATTCTAGTAAAATCCTAACTTTTTCTTGCTTATTACATTCATCACATTCTATTACTATATATTCTTCACCGTCGGCTACAAAGCAATTAAAGTCTTGTTCCCACAAGCAAGTAATCACATTTCCTTCTACTTCTACCTTGTTACCGCAACTACATTCAATTGTTAGTTTCATATTCTTCTACCTCTCTTTGTTCTTGCATTGTATACATCCATTCTTGCATAAACACATCGAAGTCATCTGTATTAGTATCTATATATCCATGTTCTTTTAAATGCCACTTTACAGCATCAGCTATTTGTTCATCTGTCCATTTCATAATTCAACCACTATCTTCACATAAGGCGTTGACTCCATACATGCGCTTGTATCTTGAATGTAAACACCTTTATGCTCTTCATCCACCTCTAAGTTGTGTTCTAATAATTCTTCTTTTGTAATTACATATATTTCATCAAATGATCCATAGCGTTCTTCTAATTCAGCTTTAAGTTTATTATATTCTTTAATCTTACTAATCATCCTTACCACCTCCTACTCTATTATATCACACAGCAAAATATTTTGCATATTGTGTTTTGGACATAAAAAAAGCTAACACCTATATATCATGTTAGCTTTCGTTTCTTTTGCTCTTTGCGTTAATTCCGCAGCAGCGATCAATTATTATTTAATATATTTTTTATATTTTTTATATGTCTTTTCGTTTACACCCATATAACATCACATCCTTTCTATAAAATTATTATATCATACCAATTCAACATTACAACGCAAAATGTTTTGCACTTAGAAGCCCGTTAGGACTCCTCTATTTATTTAGTAAATACTATCTTTATACAACTTCTTCACTTATACTCACTATGTGTTCGCATAACTCTTTTGGTATCATAGAACGTTCTAAATTTCCTTTCTTTCCTTGAGTTCCAGTTTTACTTCCTCTTGGTGCTGGTTGGTGATGACAATCTTTATTCCCATTAAAGCACATTGGTTTAAACTTAGGATTAGGATGATTAGTCCATATATCGGTTGGCTTCATAGATATATCACCATAACTACAATATGTAACAGTATTCCTGTACATTACTCCTCTCATTAAAGGACTTTTCCTTGCTCCACCTCTAGGATTTTCTATAAAATATAATTTAGGTTTTAACTCCTGGATAAGCATTAATGTTTTTATTAACAATTGATCGTGAAACTTTGCCTTATCACTTTTTGCTATTAAAGTATTACTATCTTTACGTTCTTTAAGAGTCTTTCCTATTCCATTATCCAAACTTTCTCTATGAGTGCTTATTGCTGCTATCGAATGAGTAGTACACAATATACTTGCCCATACTACATCTGGATATCCACCCAACCTTTTAATTATTTCTTTTGCAGTTACATCAGCTACACTTATAGTCCATTGTTTTAGATTCCATGGTGGCTTTGTAAAGTCCTCGTTCAACTCTATACTTAACACTTCGTGACCATTTCTTCTAAATGCATTACTTATACCTTGTGTACCGCTATATAATTCTAATACTTTCATCCTAACCACCCTTTATAATAAATGACTTGACCTACTAGAGAGCCAAGTCATTATAGTATTGTTTATAATATGTTAAAATTCTTCTAGCACTCCTTTTATCCTTACTAGGTATCTACCTTCTGAACATTCTTCTTGTGGTGTTCCGAAAAATATGCTTCTATTACAATCACAAGAGTAATTACCATCCACAAACATATAGTAAGGATATTCTAGTTCTGTTTCACATTCTTTAATTTCTCCGGTAGATACTTTCTTTATTGAGTATTTTATAATATGTTACCTCTCTTTCTATAGATTAGATTTAAGATCACTTCCTTTCTAGCCATTATGACTAATTGACTTTGATAACCACATTACACATTCTTCTAGCTTTGTCATTGCTAATGCTTTTTCTCTTGAAGGTGGGCAATTTTTGTCGATATCATCCATTAAAAATGATGCTGAATTTTTGCAATCTTCAATTTTAATCTTTTGTTCTTCGTTAATGCTTTTATATTCTAATTCTTTTCTCATGTCTTATCCTCCTATCTATAAATTATTTTACATTTATTGGATTGCCTTTTCTATCACAAAATATCCACTCTATGTCCTGTGTTACTAATGGCACATAATCTGTTTCACCTGTAATCATTTCTACTTTTACGCATAATCTTTTAGACCTATGCATGTATACTATTTCTTTTACCAACCTCATTTGATTCTGCATATAGAAGCCTTGCACTACGCCTTTTATATAAACTTCATTATGACTACCTCTTGCTGGTTGTACTTTACCATCCATCTTATTACTCCTATCTATAATATATAGTGGTTATTTAGTTAACTTAACAAGTTCTAGCGCCTTTTGTTTAGCTTTAGCAACCTAGTTACATCACTCGCTGTATGCCCGTCCCATTTAGGTCCGCTTTCCCACTCTGGTACATCAAACATATCCCAATATTCTACATGGTAATGATAAGTAAACCATCCCTCTTTTGTATTTATACCAACTATGAAACTATCTTCAAACATAGTGCCGTCATCGTGTTTCATAGATTTAAAAGAATCTAATTTATTTTCATTGCATATAACTGCAAATAGCACCATTCTATTAAAATACAATTCATCAAACGTATGATATCCATCTGTTATATCCTTAGAACTAATTCCTTTAGATTTGTTATCTTGTATCATTTGATTAATTGCTTTGTTATCATTCATCCCTACATCACCTCATACTCTTTCTCACTCATTGGGATTAGTAATGGTATGTTTGTATAGGAATACCATATAAAACCGTCTACGTCTCTATTTTTATCGTTATAGCACTCTAAACACGATTCCTTTTGACTATCTCTTAAATCTTCCATTTTCATTACTTCTTCAATCGTGTATAAATACGCCGTTTCTTGTTTGTTATTACTTCTTATATCTCCTGGATATAATAGTCTTATAGTTTTCGTAGTTGCTCACCTCCACTACATTAACTTTGATGCAAAATATCCCATTATTAAAAATAAAGTGTATGCAAACATTAGAATTGAATATGCTTTTATTTTTTCTTCATCGGTTCTATCTTCTAACATTTCATTATTTAACCTCATAGTCCAAAATTTAACTAATAAATTTATTCCAAAAGCATGAGCCATTTTTATCTCAACTATACCAAATGGAACTATAAACCATGACCACAATTTCATACCTATAAATGCACCGTAAAACATATTTAAAATCATTATAATAATATTCATTTACTCACCCACTTCTATATATTCAGATGTTTTAAAATCCTCTACACCTTTTTTATCTACTAGATCACTTATTATTTTATCACTCATATCCATTAATTCTATGTTAAACGCTAATAGTATGTCGTTTCTGTCTCCGCTGCATAATGCGTTGTATTGATTTTGACTAATTCTTCCTTTTAGCAATAACTTCTGTAAGCTAGGTTCTTTTGAACTAACTATGTTAATACCACCTGGTTTCTGTTCTATGTCTTTTAAACCTAAAATATAATCATTAGAACCGCTAATTGATTTAATCCAATCTTTAGGCCAATCTTTTTTCTTAACTACTAACTTTCTCATTCTTACCACCCTTTCAATATGTATGAGGTTAGGGATTTGCACCCTACATAACTACCAATCTTGCAACCCATTCAATCAAGGCTAAATCTTTTCTCTGCGATTGATAATCTTAAAAGATGATAGAGTCTACTTATTCCTCCACCTCATACTATAATTAACTAAAATCTACGATTCTTTTCCTTCTTGTAGGCTAATACTACAAACACTACAAAACCTAATACCACTAGTAATGTACTAATCCAAATAGGGCTAAGTACCCACCACCAAGACCACGCAATTTTACCCAATAACTTTAAAGCTATAAATAAAATTGTTAATAACCCTACAAATCCAATTCCACCACTGCTACTACTTGAACTATTTTTACTCATATCATTCTCTCCTTCTATTATACCATATTTTACTTCTTAACTGGCTTCAAATTACCATTGTTCATTGCTTTATACTCATTACCCTTTTGTTTTATTATTAGCTTACCATCTTTATAATAAGCACTTGCTTTTTCTTTACTGTTGTTGTATCTCATAGTAATTCTTCCAGTTCTTGCTTGTAGTTATCTATTTCAATGTTAGATGTTCTGATGTAACTTTCTTCTAATTCGATTAGTTTGTTTAGTTCATCTATTCTCTTTTGGTTAGGGTTTGCTTCTGTGAATTGCATCAAATTAAAATCTTTAAAAGTCATAACAGGTATATCAAATAAAGAATCGTTAAATAAATTACCTTCCATAACAGAGTATATGTAACCGTCTTTTTCAACATATTCTTTCCCTTCTTCCAACTCATTAATAGTTAGGTATTCTTTGTGTGGTTGTATTTGCATTTCATAAAAGTTATTAAAACTTATATAATCATTAACAGCATACGAAAGCATACCATCATCAAACTCACAAACACCATCTTTAAAATCGTAAACTTTTCCGAGTTTCATCATTTCTCCATCCACATCAGTAAAACCCCTAGTGCATTTAAACTTACCATTCAACATATCATCTACCTCCCTAAAATATTCAGCTTTATAAGCCCTACACGCTCCATCGTCGCCCACTATTCTATATTTCTTTGTATTAGAGCCTATATATCCTACTTGTTTCTCTATTACCTTTAATACTGGATATCTAGCACCACGCTTTAAAGTTTTAGTATCTATGTTGCTAATTACTATCACTTTTAAACCTCCTTAACCATGTTTTATCAAGTAATTTTTCTATCCATGTGCGATTATCTTTCTTCGGTTGTTGTCTTTGTATTGTTCTTCTCATACTAGCCAAGGTAATTCCTCCCAAATAATTTTATAAACTCTTGTCTACTTATACTCATTTCTAATGTTTCTTGATGTTTAACTTTTAATTTGTT